GCTGCGCGGAGTAGTTGACGCACTCTGAAAGACGAAGAGCCGGACTGACCAACTGGCCAGACACCCCGAGGATCTTCAGCGACGCCCCGGCCGGAGTCGCCGCACCCGACGCTGTACCCGCCCGAAGCTCCGAGGCGATCTTCTGACCGTGCTTCAGATCACCAGCCGGATCATTCGTCAGCGCGGACCCCTCATAGACCGGCACACCCATGCCGTTGCGCTCCAGCACCTGCGACTCAAGACGAAGCTGATCGTCACGCATCCTCCAGTGCTTGTACGCCGGGCGCAGCACCGACGTGCCGGTCCACGACGTGTCCGTCGGGGAATGGACGTAAGCCACGAGGTGCGATACCGGGATCGTCGCGGACTCGGCCCGCGCCTTCCCCACCGACACACCCTGCTGCTCCACAGACTCCAGGCCACCGTCCGCCGCCACGTTGATCTTCGTCAGCGTCCCAGGGAACCTGGGCGCGAGCTTCCGCAGATGATTCCGCCCGTCCGGACCGACAGCATAGACCTGCTCGAAGAACATGCACCCGAACTGCAGCGACAACAGGGCCTGCTGCAGGTGCTCACTCCACGACACACGACCCCGCCGACGACCCACCGGCTTCTGAGCATCATCGCCCAGCACCGGCAGACGAAGATCATCCGCGACCAGGGCCACGATCTCCGCAGGCGCACCATTCGGATCCAGTCGCCAATCAGCACGCTGAATCGGCAAACCGATCGCCTTCAGAATCGACGTGACCTGAGCATCCTCACGCCCCATCTTCGCGAACACACTCGTCGACGCCGGGAACCGCAAATCCCAGTTATCCTCCGCCGTCCGCCCAGACGGGGACGACAAAGCATGACCGAACTCCGGCGACCACCCGGACCCCAGATCAGAAGGCGAGCGACTGAGCCGCTGCTGCGACCGGCGCTGCCGGAACGGATTCCACATGCCCAACGAACCTCCTCACCATCTTGACGTCACCCGGTTCCTCCGGGATCTCGAACTCAGTCAGCCCCCACACGGCGAACGCCGCCGCGACAAGCACCGACACGACCGGACGCACTTCCTTGAATGCCCGGCCCTTCTCCATCCCAGGACGGAACTCCGCGACCTCCACGGCTTCCACCCACCGCGGATCCGCATCATGCGTCACCGACCCCTCAGCAATCAGCGTGAGGAGCAGCTCCGTTGCCGCCACGACCTTCGGCCAGTTCAAGCACTCCGGCTCCACCCCGGTCTTCTCCAGCGGGTCCAGCACCGTCGATGACGGGCCCTTCGGATCCACGACCACAGCAAGCGGGTCCACAGCATCCACCGTGGTCTTCACCGCGGCGACGACCGCCGACCGGTCGAACTCAGACACGGGCCCCAGCGAGAGGTGCACACCGGCTCCGGTGCGAACCGCGAGGACCAGGGCAACGCCAGCGGCCTCAGGGGCGACAGCGATACCCAGGCACGTGTTGCCCGCGATCGGCACCGACGCCGTAGCCGCCTGCCACCGGTCCGGGTCGAACACGAAATCCTGCGCTTGCTCACCGACCGTGACGAACCATTCGCCCCAACCGAGGACCTCCACAGCGAAACCCATCTCGGTCAACTTCGAGCGCAGCGACTGAACCTTCTTCTCCGTCGCCACGACACCGTATGACGGGTTCGCCAGCTTCCATGTCTCCGGGTCAGCAGGGTCCGCCCCCTCCGGCGCCCGGAACTCGGAGTAGAGCATGCCCTCAGCCTCACCGGCCAGAGCACGGTCACGGACCCGAGACAGCTCCACGCCCTTCGGATGCCGAGACTGATTCACCGCCGAGGACGTGTAGTACGTCTGCGGATCCGGTGCCGCCAACTGGATCGGCGTGATGCTGTCCAGCTCGCCGGCCTCCAGGTTGTACGCCTCATCGAGGAGCAGCAGATCTATCTGGTCGAAGCCACGGCCCGCGTCGTTCGATCGGGTCGTGAACTGGACCTTCCCCCCGTCACTGGTCTCCATCTCAGCCTCACCGGCGGACGCCGTGTTGCGGACCAGTCGACGCTCCGCCCACTTCCGCGACTTGATGCGCTTCCACAGTCGGTTCCGGATCGACTTCGCCGTCCGCCACTGCTGCGCCGTGAAGATGATCTGCTGATGCAGGATGAATAGGCGGTAGAGGATGATCACCTCGAGGATCAGAGACTTGCCGTTCTGCCGCGGGCAGATCAGAACCACATCCTGATGCACCCACCGGCCATCCTCATCCGTCGCAAGCGACAGGCGCACCTGCTCCTCCTGCCACGGCATCAGCCGGACACCGAAGCGACGAGCCAACTCAATCGCCTTGTCCCCGTGCTCACCACCACTGCCGGCCGAGATCAGAACCTCCGGGTCCTGGCGGCCCTCCAACGACGGCCAATCCTCACAGGCCGGCGAGTCCGTCCTCTTCGTCAGCACCTCCACCATTGCCCTGCCTCCTCTGAATCTCAGTCAGCAGTTGCCGAAACACCGTCGAGAGCTGACGAACCTCACTGACCGCAGTGTCGAGCTTCAACACGAGCTCACCCTCGCCGGTGAACACCCGCGTCCACGTGTCCTCATCACCCCGAACAATCCTGTGAAGCCGATCCAGGCGATCCTTCGCCCGACACGCCTCCACGATCAGAGCGCGAGTCGAACCATCGTCAGTCGGAGCTGACAGTGAATCGAAGAGTCTCTGACCCCCGTCGTCGTAATCATCACCGTTTTCCCACGTCATGAGACCTCCTGAGCGTGATTCAGACCCGTAACTTTGAGGACCCTGAAGAAAAGTGCCACTCAGCGGGGAGGCGGGGCCGAGTGGCCGGGCCTACCCCTCTAAGATTCTGAGGTTTTCTGATTTTCAATCTCGGTGTGCAGCAGGTTCGAAGCCCGCCGTGCAGCAGGTCTACTACCCGAGCCAGTCCCACCCGGTGGGGGCCTCCGGCTTTCCCTCCCGGGTCGTGGCGTTCTCCCGTAGTGGTGAGCGCTCGTCGTGGCCGTCTCCTCGGCTGCGGTTGCAGGTGCGGTGGAGTAGGCGGTCGGCGGGGTTCTGGCCGTGGTGCTTGAGGTCTCGTGTGTGGTCGGCCTCGAGGGCCGCCCCGTCGAAGTTCTGTGCGGGGTTCTTGTGGAGTGGTTTGCCGCAGAAGGGGCATGGTGTGCCGTCTACGAGGTTGTAGAGGAGGCGTTGGCGGTTGCGGCGGTGGTTCCAGTCATATCCGCGTTCGTGTGCCTGCTTCTGTCGTTCCTTGTCGTCCTGCTGTTGGTACCAGCGTGCGGCGACGGCGTGCATGTGGCCGGGTCGCTCGTGCTTGATGCGGTGCATGACGATGTCTTTGCCTGGGTCGACTACGTGGATCTGTGCTCCCTCGCGCTTGTAGCGGTCGAGGGTGGACTGCGCGGGTGTGGAGTGGATGATCCACACATCTGTGTTGGTGGCGTGCTTCTGGGCCTCGCGTATCGCTGCGTCCCTCGCGGCCTTGGTGATCTTCTTCACCGTGGCGGTGTGCTCGTGGTTCGCGGGTGCGAGACCGGATAGGGCGTTGGCGAGCACGTCGTAGTCGATGGTGATGTCGCCGGGTTTCCGGTGCTCCCGGATGTAGGTGCTCTTCCCTGCGGCGGGAGGGCCGATCACGATCTTCAGTGCCATCGGCCCGTCACCTCCTAGTCACTCACCGGCACCGCTCCGAAGTAGGGGAACCAGTAGACGGCATGCTCTTCATCCATCGGGATGCCCTTCCCCGGCGCCATGGTCCCGCCCCAGTGGAAGGGGAGGTCGCCTTTGCGGAAGGCTCCGCCGAACTGCGTCTCGTAGATGGTGCAGGCGGGGTGCTGTTCCCAGAAGCTGTCGAGGCTGTCCTTGTCTCGGATGATCTCGAGGCGGTGCGTTCCGGCAGCGACCAAGGCGTTCGGGTCCGCGGCAGATCGTGCCTGCCGATCTTTCCAGTCATCGCGGACTCGAGGCGTCACTTCGTAGAACATCGTGAGGGCTGGCTGCGAGGAGAGCCTTTCGTCGTCCACGCTTCCCTCGATGTCCCATGTCCTGATGTCGATCCGTTCTGCGAGGACCGGGTCGTCGTGTTCGTGGATTGGGTAGTGGATCTTCTTTGCCACTTATTCTCCTGTCGATTTTGCGGGCGGGGTTGCCCTGCGTGTCTGACAGTAGAGGGTGGGTCGCGTTGTCTAGAGGGTCCGTGTGGTTCGTCCCGGTGTTGGTCCGGGCTGTCGCAGCGTCAGGGTCCGATAGGAGGGGGGTGCCACTGTAGTGGCTGCTGCGGTGGTCACTGGACCACGAACCGAGGTGTGACCCGAACCTTCTGAACCCTCGGGTACGGCGGGATGAATGACACCCCTGTCAGATAGAATGCTGTGAGCACTCAGTACCCTGCCGGGGTTACTGTGTGCGCCTTCTCGAAGCGGTGACCTCGTGTGGTCTCCACCGCCAGTGGGGGCCGACGGGGTTTTCATCCATCCTTGAGGGCCCACCTCCATTGTGGAGAGGAGGTGAGATCGCAGGTGGCAGGATCTTGTTCATGCAAGGAGAAGACCCGCACCGTGAAGAGTGAGTTCACAGTGCGGGTCCTGGCGGGAACGGTGTCCAAATTGCTTGTGGAGGCTTTTCACAAGCTTTGGGACTGGGCATCGTTCTAGCGGTCTCGGAAGCGTCGCATCTACTTGGCGGTTGGTGCGGCGCTTCTACCTTTTTGATGACGGGCTGCGGAGGCTCGTCGTAGTCGATGTTACCTATCGGCCTCGCTGATTGCGAAAGTTTGCCCACGTCGTGTGGTGGCCGGTGCGGATCTGCGTCGGCGGGGGCGTCTCCCAACTCCCCGTCGCCGGCGCGTCACCGGACGAGTCACCACAACATCCCGAAAGGGCCCCGGTCGTGTCACCGCCAGATGTGCGGCCGGGGTGTGCGCATGACAATGCCCCCGTATCCTCACCGTCGCCGGTGAAGATCGGGGGCACGCTTGCGCTAGACACATCTTAGCATTCGGTTGTGACTGTCAAGCCCCGAGTTTTGTAGAGGGTCGTTTGTCTGTTGATCAGGCCGCGACGGCCTGCTTGTCGAGCAGCTGACGGTGAGCCTGTACCGGTGGCACGTAGCCGACCGCGGAATGCAGTCGCCGGGTGTTGTACCACCCGACCCACTTCGACGTCTCCACGATCACGTCCGTCAACGCCGGCCAGGTCCGCCGGTCAATCAGCTCAGCCTTGAACACCGAGTTCAACGCCTCAGCCATCGCATTGTCGTAGGAGTCACCGGTGGACCCCACCGATGCGACGACCTTCGAGTCCGCCAACGACTTGCCGTAGGCCACCGACCGGTATTGAACTCCGCGGTCCGAGTGATGGATCAACCCGGACACGTCCTGACCGGCCCGAAGACGGGCCGACAGGGCCATGTCCAACGCATCGCGGGCCAACGAGGCCCGCAGGTGGTTGGTGACCTGCCAGCCGACGATCTCCCGGGTCGCCGCATCCAGGACGAATGCGGCGTACACCCACCCGGCACGGGTGGGGATGTAGGTGATGTCCGCGACCCAGAGCATGTTCGGCCGCACGGCGGTGAAGTCACGGTCGACCAGATCTTCCGGGCACTCATCGGCGTCGGCACTGCGTGTCGACGGTTTCTTCACCCGTCGGCGGATCCCGCGGATGCCTTCACGGACCATGAGCCGTTCCACGGTGCAGCGGGCGACGTGGCCGAAGAGTTTTTCCCGGTTGATCTCTGCCCACAGTTTCCTCGCGCCGTAGCAGGAGTAGTTGTCGGTGTAGATGCGGTGCAGTGCAGCGGCGATCTCGTTGTCCCGGACGGACCGGGCGGAGGCAGGTCGGTTTTTCGCGGCGTAGTACGTGCTCAGGGCGATGCGGGCGGGTGTGTCTGACAGCACCCGGATGATCGGCTCGACCCCGTAGTGAGCACGGTTGTCGTCGATGAAGTCGACGACTACCTGTGTGGGCGGTCGAGCTCCGCCGCGAAGAAAGCCGAGGCCTTCTTCAGGATCTCGTTGGCGCGTTGGGATTCGGCGAGTTCTTTGCGCAGCCTGCGGTTTTCTGCTTCCAGGTCCACCGACTCCGTCGGGGTGGACGCTCCGGATTCCTTGTGTTTGCGGACCCAGATCCGCAGGGTTTCACGCGAGATGTTGAGTTCGTCGGCGACGCGGGAGACTGCGCCGCGGGCGGTGTCGGGGTCGGCTTGTGCGTGCAGGACCAGTTCGATGGCCCTGGTCTTGAGTTCGGGTGTGTACTTCGAGGGCATGGGGTTGCTCCTTTGCAATCCTGTTCCCTCCATTAAACCCGGGGCGGTTCAGTTCACTGGCACGCTGGTGGATGGTGCGATCCGGCAGGTGATTCACCTGGTGGATGACATGTGGGATTGGATCATGTATCCGATCCTGCAGCCGGGCGAGTCGGCGTTGGACACGCTGGCGGGGGATCCGCGGACCGCGGGGATCCCGATCTACAGGGCGGGGCAGTGGTCTCCGATTGATAAGGCGACGAAGACGATCACCTACCCCACGAGCTCTCGGAGCACGGTGGGTGGGAAGTCTCCGGATTGGGTGAATACGATCGCCGCCGATCTGGTGTCCGCCGGCGTGTCCGCGATCGGCACGGCGATCGGTATTCCCGGCCTGAAGCTAGGCTTCCTCGAGAAGCTGACCCAGAACCGGGTGCTGTCCTACCACTCGATCGAGGACCGGGCGCTTGCAGGGGAAGCCGGGAGGTGGCGTCTTCGTGAGAGTTTCGCCGGGTCGCAGACCACGGCCCTGACCCTGCAAGCCGCCGAGACCGCGAAGTCAGACCGGTGGGCGAACCGGGGTCGGATCAGTCGCCAGATCGAGGTGACGAACGGTGCCCCGTACTGGCTCGGTCGGCACCTGCGTGTCGGCTGGCCGGTCGCGGTGGAGCACGAGGACGGCACCGCCGAGGTGGAAACCCTCGGCGGGGTGGATTTCACGGAAGGCGGTCAGCCGGTACTGACCCTCGGGACGCCGGAACCGTCGGAGCCTGGGGCATTTGCTCTGGGGAAGATCAGGGAGGTTGCTGGATGGGTGAACAGGCTAGCGGTGCAGTAGAGGACCGTTCGGCGGAACTGCGGCCGAGGGTTGAGGCCCTGGGCCGGTTCCTGACCGCCGCGCCCCTGGCGAACGGTACGACGGGGCGCCTCGACCCGGGGGTTGCTGAGCTCCTGGCGGAGGCTGTGCTCCGGTGGCAGTCCGGTGAAGTGTGGGACACCGGCCGGTGGACACCCCGCGGTGAGGTGATGCCGACTCCGGAGGCTGGGGAGGTTCGGGTGGAGACCTTGGCTGACGGTGCGGTGGTGAAGATGACGCATGAGCCTACCGGGGTGGTGGCCCTGGGTGAGGACGTGTCGGAGACGTGGAATGACCTGCGACGAAAGGTGAATGATCATGGCGAGGACTAGGGCTGGGCTGGATGAGGATTTCATCGGGAGCTTGGAGACCCGGCTGGATATTTACGGGATTCGGCAGGATCCGTCGCAGCCGCCGTTGGAGAAGACGTATCTGACGGTGTCGGCGGGGCAGGATGGGTCTGCGGGCCGGTCTCGGCTTGCCCTGCCGGCGTTCAAGGGGGAGAAGGGTGATCCAGGCCCGGGGTTCATTTTTCAGGGTGATCGGACGGCGGCGGAGCTCGCGGCGCTGCGTGAGGCCCTGTCTGCGGATCAAAAGAACTGGGCGTACCGGAACAGCGACGACAACGATATGTGGGTGTGGTCCGGCACTCGGTTCATCATCAGTAAGGACGCTTTCGGCGCTGAGGGTCCGCAGGGCCCACCGCCGATCCTCACCGGCGGGACTGTCACCGTCGACGGGGAGACGCTGGACGCGCCTCTCGGCACGCGGGTGGTCGGCTCCGAGAAGGAGGGCATCTACAGCATCGGGCTGGACCTGCCGAAGCTGCCGAAGGGCGACAAGGGGGATACTGGCCCGGCCGGGTCGATCTTCACCAGCCCGGACATTGAGGGCGGTCCGGAGGACGGGGAAATCCTCGTCTTCGATGAGCCGTCGGGGAAGATGCAGTGGAAGAATGGATTCCTCGGCCCCCAGATGCTCAACGTCCCGTCTTCGGCGTTCGCGACGTTCAACGCTGGCCTGAACGCGACGAAGCACATCATCACGGCGATCAGTATCCCGGCGATGCCGTACCGCTACCGCCTGGATTTTGCCGGCGGTGTGGAGGTGTCGAGCCTGCCGGGGCAGACGGTGGATGTTCAGCTGCGGCTGAATGACCCGGACAATGGTGCTCTGGTCGGTGCCGCATTCGGGGCGATGGAGAGTGGTGGCTGGGAGCACGTGAACTTCGAGGCGTATTCGGATGTGGCGTTCACCCCGGATCAGCCGGGCGGCGAGACTGCCGGGGTGATCGAGCCGAACACTGAGGTCACGATCCATGTCGTGGCGGTCCGGTCGGCGGGTATCAGCGCGGCGTGGTCGGTGGCTGGGAATGGTCGGTCGTCGCTGCGGATCAGGATGGAGCGCGTCTAGATGGCCAGCAACGATATGCCCAGGTGGCCGGAGCGGTTCTGGGGCACGCCCACGGATCAGTTCGATGATGGTCGGGTGCTGTCCATCGGTGACGATGTGGGTTCTGCAACGGGTCGGGCGGTGGACGTGTCCCGGCTGATGGGCCTGCTGAATTACGGGTCGGCGTTCTGCCCGGTCTCTGGCCCGAACGATCGGGCGATTACCGGATCTGGTCGCGCTCCGTTCACGGAACTTATCGGCTACAGCCGAAATGTCACGATAGCGGAGGGTGGTGGACTGGTCCTCGGAGTTACCGGAACATGGGACATTAGTCTCCGAATGACCAGTGGATTCTTTTCGTATCCATGGGCGGCACAGGACGGGTGGTCGGTCCCGTACCTGCGGATGATTACTACCGACGTGGATGGTAAGGAGCTGGCCCGCGAATCCATCGCCGCTGCGATCAACTTCCATTCGAAGGACATTGTCGCTGGCGGTACTGCGTCCTGGTATCGGACGAACAATTTCATGCGCGGATCCCTCCAGATCAAGACTGCTCCCGTGACTGTGCGAATTGAAGTGGAATCGCCTCAGACCAGGCTTCCGTGGCTGGGAGGTCCGGAGTGGTGCCGTCTGACGGCGCAGAACATCAGCAGCCAGTACATCGAGGGTGCTGCCACCGGTGGCGAGGAATCCACCGAGAACGAGGGATAGGAGGAATCATGGCGCTTCAGTATGCGACGGTCACGGGCCGGTACACGCTGTTGATCGAGGACCAGATACGCGATGTAGACCATGACCTGGATGAGGTGCCGCTGTCGGGGACGGTGACGTTCACGCCGCGGTGGCCGAAGGGGATGACGCAGGGGCGGGCCGATGAGCCGTCTCGGCTGGTGTCGGCTAAGCCGGTGAAGGCTCTGGTGGCGGAGGGGCAGATCGTCTCGCTCAGCGGAACCGTCAGTGAGATCGGTGATGTGGAGGGTGGCCCTGGCCAGTCTCTGGTGTCGTGGGTGGGGGATACGCCCCTGTGGTGGGTCGCGTCTTTCGACGTGGGCTACAACGGCACGCCGGTGGTCATTCCCTCGGTGGTCGTGGACCTGTCGGAGGGTGACGTTGACCTGACGACGCTGTTGTCCGCGTCGGGCTTTCCGACGATGGACACTTCGGAAATCGAGGCGGTGATCGCTGATGTGAAGTCGATGTCCCGTGCGGCGGAGGATGCTATCCGTCGTGCGGAGGCGGCCGCGTCTGCGGTGGGTGAGGTGGACGCCGCGGCGCGTGAGGCTGTGAGGGTGGCGGGGGAGTCTGCGACAGCAGCTGAATCGTCTGCCGCCGCTTCTGAGGCGTCCGCCGACCGTGCGGAGGCTGGGGCGGACCGGGTCGGCTCCGCTGAGGTTGTTCTCGACGCTCGGGGTCAGGCGACGGCTGCGGCGACCACCGCGACCGGTGCGGCGGCGACGGCCAC